AGGTGAGTACACCGTTGAGGCGGTCAAGTACGAGGAAAAGACCTCGGAGGCAGGTAATGTTTTCCTTGCGTTTGAGTTCAAGATCCTCGGGCCAAGCCATGCAAACATGCGTTTGTGGGAAAACTTTGTCATCACTGGCAGTTCAAATGTCGGCAAGGCTCGGCTCAAAAGCTTCGTTTCCTCTGCCGGTGGCGATGTGAATCAGGTTCTCGGGTCCGCCCTTGTGAACTCTGTGATGAGCACGCCGGTCAATGTTGTGACTGACATTGAGCAGTCTAAGAATCCAGAGTATCCGGATCCCAAGGCTCGCATTAAGAGCTTCTTGCCAGCCAAGGTAGCACAGGCACAGCCTGCACAACCCGCAGCACAGCCTGTTGCACAACCAGCAGTCCAGACTTCGAACTGGTCAGCGTAGTTTAGGAGCTGGTAAGCCCCGCCAGTTTAAAAAAAGGGGCGCTTTATTTCTAATAAGGAAAGGCAATGGACGAGATAGACCAGATAGAAATAACCTTTAGCAATGAGGAGATGGAAGCTGTTTATGAGAATCTAAAGTATTGGCTTAGGGCCATGGTCGAAAAAGACTACACCTTAGAAGCTATATCAGAAGTCATGAGCACTTACTCACTCATACACGCATACACATTCGCTGATCATGAGAGCGTTGATAAATCGATTCAAAGTATTAAAGANAAGGTTTCNGTCAACTTACTTAACAGCGTCACAGGAGAAGGAATAGTTCACTAATGGAACTCAGAAACTACCAGAAAAAAGCTTTAGACAAAGCTCTCTGTTGGTTAGATAAGAAGATTACAAACCCACTCATCGTGCTCCCTACCGGAGCTGGTAAGACCGTTGTATTCACTACGCTAATCCAAGAGCTTTACAATCGGAATCCCTCTAGCAGATTCTTAATCATTGCTCACCGGCAAGAACTCATATCACAAGCGGAAGAAAAGCTTCTAGCAGTTTGGCCGAATGCACCCTGCGGTGTGCTCGCTGCAAGCTTAAAAAGATTTGATAACACCGCGCCAATCATAATCGCCAGTCGAGATACGCTGGCCTCCCAGACAAGACTTGATAAATCATTGCCGGTTGACTACATCATCATCGATGAGGCCCACCATGTAGGCCCAGACTTGAATAGTAGATACCGAAAGATCATCAATCACTTCGAAGAGATCGGCTGTCCAAAGGTCTTGGGCGTAACCGCTACGCCATACCGGATGGGACAAGGCTACATCTATGGAAAAAAGGATCACTTCTTTGAGGGCATTGCCCACTCAGTGACCATCCCTGAACTAATCAAGGATAAGTACTTGTGCCGGTTGTCAGCGTTTGCTGTATCGAAAGATTCTGTCATCGATGCGAGCAAGGCTCGACTTAAGTTTAAAGGTGGCGATTATCGTGAGTCAGATCTAGAAGAGCTGGCAATGGTCGATAAAAAGATTACAGCAATCATAGATGACTGGCTTGCGAAGGCTTACCTAAAAGGTAGAACCAGCACCGTATTCTTTTGTGTCAGCGTTCTTCATGCTCAGAAAATGTGTATATTTCTGAGACGATCTGGCATTAGAGCTGCGTTTGTGACAGGTGAAACGCCCAAGGCTGAAAGGCAAATTATTCTTGAAAGCTTTGAGCGGGGAGATATCAACGCGCTTTGTAATGTCGCGGTCTTGACGGAAGGTTGGGATGCGCCAAGGACTGATTGCATTGCGATCCTACGTCCGACCAAGTCGCTCGGGCTCTATGTCCAGATATGTGGCAGGGGTATGCGTACCTGGCCTGACAAAGAAGATTGCTTGCTTCTAGACTACGGCGGCAACATGGACCGGCATGGTTGCATTGACACTGCAACACCTGGTAGGTCAGCAACGATGGATTCAGATGGTCTACAAGACATGACCTGGATCTGCGGAGAATGCCTTAGTGTCAATGACATTGAGTACAGTCATTGCATTGAGTGTGATGCGGCCAAGCCTGTCGCAGACGATCTCACCATTGACGGTGAGGGTATTGCTGTTGGGACGGAAGCTGCCGAGACAGAAGAATCTGCTGAAGGGTATGTCCTTTCAGATGAGATCCCTGAATCAGCAAAGTCTGTTTACAGAACAGATGCAGTGACTTCGGTCCTCGCTAAGAAGAAGATCTCAAAGAATGGTAATGCTTATCTTAGCGTTGACTTCGCATGTCAAGGTGCTTACTGGCCTCAGTCAACCGCGCTCATGGTGGGNATGTANGGNAAGGCCGGTGAGATGGCAGCTATGAAGTGGAAGATCATGTCGAACCAAAACATTTATGTCCCAAGGGATATAGATGAAGCTGTTAGGCTAATCAATGAAGGGGGCGCCTTCGACGAAGTGCGCGAAATAAACTTAAAGAAAGAGGGGAAATACTGGAATGTTATCGGCATCAATATTTAACAGGATAGATGACGTTATCTCAGAGCAGAACGACAGGAACCGTGGACACATGGGGTTCAGTGGTATTGGCGATGATGATGAGAGAAAGATTTGGCTCAACTTTCATTGGTGCTTAAGCTCCAGCTTTGACGGCAGGATGCTTAGGCTCTTTGATCTGGGCAATCGGATCGAGGATCAAGTCGTTGACTACATGAAGAGCACCAATGTCATTGGCGTTTCTCCGGTTGACAAGGATGGCAAGCAGTATCGAGCAAGCGCCCTTGGCGGACACTTCTCTGGTTCCTGCGATGGGTTTGTCAGAAAGGTTCTGCCAGAAGCAATGGAAGAAGTTCTGCTGCTTGAGGTCAAGAGCGCCAACGACAAACGGTTTAAGGAACTGTGCAAGCTGGCCGACTATCAGGGATGGAGTAAGACATATCAGTGGCAGATCCACGCTTACATGGGAATCTTTGGTGTCAAGAAGACGCTTGCTGTGGTGGTCAACAAGAACAACAGCGAGATCTACTCTGAGATCATTGACTACAACCCTGAGATCTGGGATCAGGCACAGGAGAAAGCCAAGCGGATCATTGCTAGTGACGCGCCAGGTGATGGCATGAACGAAAAGGATTGGCGATTGAAGAATGAATCGTCGGTGTATCGGGATGTCTATCTTGGCAAGCGACTACCAGCGTCCGTTAACTGCCGGAACTGTAAGAGTTCTAAGGCGATCACGGAGTCCAATGGAGCCGTCTGGCGATGCTTTAGGTTTGGCAAGAACCTTACACTCGATGAGCAAAGGAACGGCTGTAAGGACCACCTATGGATGCCTGCNCTGGTTCCTGCGGACCATCTGCCAGAGAAGAGCACTGAGGATAAGATCGCTTATCAATCAGGAATAGTTGTGTTCTTTAATACGGTATCTAAAGGGCTTGACAAACAGTCATTTAGCAGTCCCGAATTGCGAGAACTGTCGAAGGCTAACTTCGATCCTGATCTAATGATGGGACCTAATCACATTCGGGAGAACTTTGATGCTGAGTTCGTAGCTGTGCATGTGATGGATGAGGATCAGATACCGTTCTAGCTGGCCATTCTCTTGGGTCTTTAATGATGTGAACAATGACGCCGGGGTGGAGTGCTTCGACCAGTTTCTTTTTTAGAGAGAAGATCTGGGTCACGATGCCCTTGGTGTCTTCCACNACATACTGGTCCTTNCACCAGTACCTAAAGTCNGCGATGTACTTGCAGATCTTCTTNCCTTCGACCACGCAATGATAAGGAACCTGGACTTCGACCTGTTCGATCTCGCCATCTTCCTCTTTGCCTTTCAGGATCTTGTATCTTGCAGCTTCAAGCTTTGAATCAAACTTGATGCCATCGTACTCTACCTTCTGAGCAAAGTACTTTCCGGTCTTCTTTTTACGTTTTGGTAACAATAGATTAGGAACCCATTAGTTTATCTAATTCTATATCTCGAAGTGCTTCTATGCCACGGTTAAATAATGATTGAGTTGGCGGAGGTGAAGGCGGTGGTACAGCACCAGGCATAGGTGGCGGCATGATAGAGCCCGGAGGTTGTGCCATCTGTTGTTGTCTCTCTTCGAAAGCTTCTGGTCTTAAAGGCTTATTTATAAAACCTTTATTGACTTCCCTAATAGCCTCGAAGTCAAAAGGATTAGAGATCTTATTTTCACCAGATCTATAAGCTTCTTTTGTTATTTGTTTAGAAGGTAGCTTAGGAGAAAATATACCAGCCATTACTCTTTTATAGTCAACAGTCTTAGCTTTCTTTAAGACCTTTGCAATATCACCTTCGGACATACCTAAAGTTCTGGCATCCTCAATGGCCATGTTTAGATCTCTTAACGCCTTAAACCTTTGCCGGTTACTGGTAAGATAAGCTTTAGTTATTTCTTCCGCGTCCACCCTTCCTCTTTGCGTGGCAACTTTATTAAAAATGGTAGCTGCTGCTCCAATTTGAGATCCGGCCTCATAGGCTCGAAAACGTAAAGAGTTTTCAATAACAGGTCGAACAGTCTTTAATCCAGACAAAGCGTCTGCAAGTTCTCCTGCAGCATCGAGCTTAACGCCTTGTGTGCTTATTCCAAATGATTCATCTTTTATACCAGTTGCAGCTAACAATGATCTTGGGAGATCTTTTACTCGACCTCTGCCAAAATCGTAAGGAGAAACAGTTGGCACAACACCTTCGGCTAAATGACCAAAACCTTTCATCATCTTACTGCCTAATGGCTCGCCTTCATTCCAAACAGGTCTGCCGGTGCTGGTACTATTCCGCATTAAATCAACAACCTTTTCACCGACCATAGTTTCGCTAATAAACGGCCCAAAGAACTCTCGACCCGACTCCGTAGCTGCATTAAGAGCAATTTCACTTAGTTCTTGCTCAGAAGTAATGCCGTTATTAACAGCATTAAACACGCCTCTAAATGGGCGAGTTAAATAATCGTATGGGTTTGTGTAGGAAAAGTTATAGAACTCTGTGACATTGCCGTCTTTGTCCGTGGCGATAGGAATTAACTGGCTGTTCTTGTCATAGTCCGCTACATAAGATCTTTTAAATGCCTCGGT